TCATTCAGAGGCCGGTTTGACGGTAAATCCTGTATTATGAGTCTCTTCAAGCGCGCTCTGGGCTGCCGCGGTTTCTTTCTTAAATTTATCATTCATTTCCTTGACCGCAGCCTCCAGCAGTACTTTCAGTTCCTCCTCCGTTGTTTTGATGCCCTTCTGCGACAGCATCGATGCCGCGACAACAAGGGCGCGCGCAAGCTTCTCGTCGCCGTGAAGATCCTTGTACACCTGCTCGATGTACGCGACCGTGGTTGCCGCGATCTTGCGCTTGGTGTCCGTGTCGATGTACTTTGTCTGAAGCTTCGCGGCATACACGCCGATGATGGCGAAGATCGCCAGTACGACGGCCTTGATGATCTCCAGACTGTAGGTTGCCAGAATCTCGTTCATGTGCTTGTCCTCCTGAAATTATTTATGTTCGAGGATACCGATACGGCGCTCGTGGTCAGCCACGCGATCGTCCAGCTCCTCATTTTCTTTTTTGCGGTGGTTGATGCGCTCGTGAAGCTGCTTGTGCTCTTCCATGTTGGATTTCTCCAGTTTGCCGTTTGCCTCTTTCAACCCGTTCACCGCGTCCGTGAGTTTGACGATGTTCGAGTTGAGTTTCAGCATCGGCACCACAATCGCGGTGCCGAGCGCAATGAGTTCTGCGAGGGTGCGCACCATTTCCATTTCTGTCATGCCGAGCCCCCCAAGATACGGTTTACTTCATCCTGCACGGCCTTTGTGAACCATGCGGCGAGCGCGTCCCTGCGAGCCTGTCCGTTTCCCCATTTACCGGCGATGACTTCTCGTGCCGTTTTGGTGATGAACGGGTCAACCGTAGACTCCTCGGCGGGCTTCTCCGGTTCAGGCTGCGGCGTCGGTTCCGGCGCCGGTTCGGGCTGCGGCTCTGCGCCGTCCGCCTTGCTCGCAAAGTTGGGAACACCATATCCGCGGATGAAGCGGGCGTTCACGGCAAGACTGCGCGTTTTGACGGCGTTGTCGCAGTTGCCCTCGATGATGGTCATCGTCTGACCGTCACAGGCAGTCACGATGCCGACGTGGTCGGGCTGTCCGGCATTGTCGCCGTACCCCGTATCCTGCCAGTCGTAAAAGATCACGTCACCCGGAGACGGGATATAGGCGTCATCCTCCGCCCAGCGGCCAATCTCCTGATAGAGCCGCACCATACCCGGGCAGCCGCACTCGGTAGGCATGATGTCGCGCAGTCCGCACTGCAAGGACACGGTGGACACGAACGCCGCGCACCACGGCCAAGAGGCGAGCATCCTTGTGCCTCTGGGAAGCGGGCGCTGGGCGTTGTAGATGTCCAGCATTTCGTAATGCTTGGCGTCGTATTCGCGCGTCCCCATCCACGAAAGAGCAGTGGACACGACTTTCCGTCGAAGTTCGGTTTCTGTCATTTCCATATACCTCCTGCTTTGAATTTTGCCACGGCGTCCTTCCAGACGCCGCCGATCTTGACCTTGACCTGCGCTCTCTTCCACACGCCGCCGACCCTCAAAAAAACCGTCGCGCCGAGCAGCGCGGGGGCGGTCAGATTGACCGTGCCGTTACTTCTGCTGGAAGAGCTGCTTGTTATCCCGTAAACAACGGTGATTTCCGTCCCTGCATCAGCTTCTCCAACGAAATACCAATACGTTGGCGTTTTGGGGAGATCGCCGGGCTCTTCGGCTGTCCCCTTAGCATCCCCGATATCGCAGCGGAGATATAAGTCGGCGTATTCCGGATGGTTGCCGTAAGAACCGCCGCTTGGGGATACCAAAACACGGACGGCAAACTGTTTCCCTTCCAGCCTTGCGATAGAGTATTCGCCGCTCAGTACAAACCAGTTCTGCTCAAAAAAGTTTGTCTTTGTGATCGTCTGCTCCCACGCGCTGCCGTTCGGCAGTTCTGGCGCTGTTTTGCTCCATGCCATCCCGCTCACCTCACACCGGATACTCGAGATAGATATCCCCGTCCACGCCGAGACCGGCGTCCGGCTCCGTCGTTCCGGTGTAGATGTGCCGCACCTGATCGGCTACAAGACCGAACTTCGTATACGGAATATCGTTCGCAAGCTTTTCGGCAGTGACGGACTTGTTGGCATATTTTGGCGTTGTGATCGTGCCGTCCGCGATCTGCCCGCTTGCCGCCTGCTCGATGGCCGTGCGGAGCTGATCCAGCAGCGCAGATACCTGTGCTTCCAGCGCCGCGGTCGGGATCCTGGTAACGCCGTCCCTCATCAGACCGCAGAGATCCTCGTTCAGGCGCTGATCCGTCAGATTCGCCGCCGTGGCCGCCAGATCGCCGTGTGCTACGAGATAGTCGCAAAGGACGAGATCGTACAGTTCGTCCGTTTTGGATCGTGCCGGCGCAGTCGGTGAGCTGCCCAGATCGCCCATCAGCAGCTGTGCCGTTGCCGTGTTGGCCGTCTTGTCCCAGCGGATGACCAGGCGGCAGACACGATCCAGAACCGCATCCGCGACCGGCAGAGTAAAGTTGATATCCGCCGTATTGACGTAGACCTTGCCCCAATACTCTTCCGTCGTGAACCAGGCGATACCCTTGGACAGCGTCAGCTGCCGTGCGCCGGTGATCGTCACTTTCAGGTTATCCTCGCCGGACCACACGCCAGACGTCCGCGTCCCGTGGAAGGCTCCGGCCTGCGCCGACGTATAATCCTGTTTCCCGCCGAGCGGGTAGGCAAATTCACTCATTTGTTACCTCCAATCGTTTGTATGACCGGTGTGCCGATCGTGAGGGACAGTGCTGTGCGGTTGTCCTCGATCGTCTCCTCAAAAGCGATCACCCGCACAAACAGCTTCAGCCCGTCCTCCGGGAGGATGCAGCACACGGTATCGCCGAGACTGTACGCCGTGCCGAAGTCTGCCGGATCCACATCAAATGTCACGCTCAGCTTCCGGTTGTGTTCGTTCAGCTTCTGTAGGCCGCGTTCTTTGAGAAGATCTTCGTATGCCGTCTGTGTCTGCCCGTTCTCCTTGCGAAGATCCCGCGCATCGACGAAGAGCTCATGCCGGGCAAGCCCTTCGGCCGTCGTATCGCCGCACACAACGAATATCCGCTCGCTGCCATCCCCTTCGCCGCCGACAAAGGCAACGTTTTTAAAATCCGCGTCGGACTGCTGCAGGACAAGATTTGCCAGATTGCCGAACGCCTCGGAAAACTTGGCGTTTGACTGCTCCTGCCCGGCGAAGACGTCAAAAAGCAGTTTCTTCGCGGCTCGGTCGTGGACGAACCGGAAGCCGTAATCCACCGAGCCGCACAGATCCTTGGAAAGCTCGAACAGCGTGGGGTATGTGTGCTCGGAAACGACGGAGCCGGTCAGTCCGCGGTCCGCAGCCAGCGCAACGATGCCAGGCGCGCGTTTTCCGATGACTGCCGCGCAAAGGTCGTCCGCCACGACATTGGACGTGTGGATGCCGTCGTATACGCGGTCGTCCAGCAGCGAATAGTTTGCCGTGAAGCCGTTGATCCACAGCTCTCCCTCGCGCTTTTCCTTCGTCTTGATCTGCCAGAGCGTGGACTTATCGTTTTTTCCTACGAAACGCCCCGGCAGCAGCAGTTTCGATGCCGCCTCGGAGTTCGCCACAACGAGCTGGCATATTCCCTTGTCCGTGAATTTTTCTTCCCAGGTGGACGAGATGACTGTACGGATCTCGCCCACGCGGGTAAGCGATTCGTCGTAGATGTTAAATGCCATAGCGCACCCCCACGACCGTGTCGCAAAACCGGATCACGACCGCCAGCCGTCCGTCTCCGCTCTCCTTGTCCGCCCGGATCACGTTGTCGCCGACGTCCATGAAGAACAGATCGGAATCTTCGTCCAGCGCGCTGAAAATGTCCGATGTCTGGCCGGCGGTCTCCTTCGTCACGCGAAGGATGTTATTCTCGCGGAAGATCCGCACGGTGTCCGCCGCCGTAAGCGTCGTCTTGACGGCGATGAATTTCTGGTTTCCGGCGTTCGTGAGCGTGATGTTGGCGGCCTGTCCGGACGTGCATCGGATCTCCGCGCTGTAATCCACTCTGGTGTTTCCGCGGTTGACACAGTTGAGAAACAGCGTCTCGTTGAACTGCTCAAAATTGTGCGGCGTATCGTAGGATACCGGAAAATTGAAGCCGCCGGTCGAGCCGCCGAGTTTGTAATAGTGCTCTTTGACGCTCTTCCAATACGGATACGGCGCCAGCAGCTGCACGGCAAAGAGCACCGTCCGCAGGCTGTAGGTAAACACCGGTGCCTCCTTGATGACCGCGTCGATCCAGTACTTTTCCTCAAAGTAGAGCCGGACGGTCGTCATCGGGAGAAACGCCGTATTCAGCGCCTGCAGCTGTTCGCCGGTAAAGTTGTCGATCCGGCCGATGAGGCCGATCTGACGCGAGCCGACGGACATGCTGTCCACAGACTCCCCCACCTGCTCAAAGCCCTGCGATGTAACAACGCTCACCGGGATACCGTCGATTCCGGTGAGCGTTGTGATCTTGTAAACGGACTGCCGATGTCCCATTTTCAGCGAGGTGTTCCCGCTGACGACGCGCAGATCAAACACCGATCAGCACCGCCCTTTCCTGCAAAAATTTTGCCTCGCGCAGCATCTGTGCCGGGGACTGCTTCTGCGCATAGATGTTCTGCACGACCGGCGCCGCCGGCCTCGCGGCAGCCGCGCTGCGTGTGCTCTTTGTCTCGCGGACCGCCGATGTATTGGTCAAATACGGGGCATCCGCAAAGCCGCTCTGCGACGCTGCAGCAGCGTCCAGCGAGGCATGCTTCACGCCGTCAAGCTCGCTGCGGATGCCGTCGGCAAGACCTTCGGAGATAAAAGCGCCATAAGACCGGAACACCTTGGAAGGGCTCTGGATCCGCAGCGTCACGGTAAACGTCCGGGTCATGATCGCGGCAAGCGCACGCATCTGACCTTCAAGCGCTCCGCTCTTTGAGGCAAGGCCGTTGATGAGACCCTGCACTGCCTGCGCGCCGATGGTGGTGAAATTCCCCTCCATCGCGCCCAGCGCCGTCGTGGCCGCCGTGACCTGTCCTTCGACCGCTTCGGTCAGACGGGTGTCAGCGGCGATCTTCTCCGCCGCGTCCGCCACGGGGTTTTCCTCCGTTTCGGCCACGGCGCCGAGAGACTGGAGCCACGCCTGCGCCGCGGCGTCGCCGCCATCGGAAAAAGCCTGCGACAGTGCCGAGAGCTGCTCCGGCGTTGACTTTGCCAGCTCGGCCATAACGCCCGCCATTTTCTCCGGTCCCTGGTCGATCAGCGGCTGCAGAAGATCGGACGGCAGCTGGCCGCCGAGTTGGGCAATGTTATTGCCCCAGTCCTCCATCGCCTGCGTGTTGTGCTGCAGGTTCTTTATCATATCCTTCACGGAAATGTCGGACTTCGTGTTGATCTTCTCGAACATGTTGGTCGCGGCATCTGTAAAAGTATCGAGCCGTTCGGATGCTTCATCCGCGCTCATGCCGATAGATTCCAGCACATCCGTCACATCATACCCGCCAAGAGCAACCCGCTCAGCGGCTTCCGCACTGGCGTCCAGCGCATCCGCAGTGTCCTCGATGGCGGCTGCTGTACTCTGCGCCGTAATGCCGGCATCCGCCATGTATCCCTCGTAATCGGCTACCGCGGCCGCGGCGTCGTCCGCCGCCAGCTTTGCCTGGCTCCACGCCTCGTTTGCCTTCAGAGCCGTACCCCAGGTACCGACATCGTTTTCGGAGTAGGCCGCCTGCGCAGCGGTGCGGTTTCTCTCCGCAATATACAGGTTATACTCCGCCTCGGCCTGTTCCTTGAGCAGCTGCGTGTACCGTTCCATGGAGGCCGTTACGCGCGCGGATTCCTTCATTTTGGCGATGTGGTCGCTCATGGCGTCCGTGGACATGTTGAGTGCGCCGGTCTGCGCGTCGAAGGACACATTCAGTCCGTCCACCGAGCCGTTCAGCTCATCACAGATCGTCTGCATGAGCCGCTGCTCGTTGACCGTGCCGGTGTATCCGCCGGAGAGCTCCTTCAGCTTTCCGACGAGCTTCTCCGCCGCAAGAGCATTGCTCTCAATGTCGTCGATGCTGCTTTGATAGGCAGCCGCAGAATCCTTCTGTGTCTGTGCCAGATCCTCCATGGAGCGATTGAGCGCAAGCGTGTTTTTCTGCGCTTCTCGCAGCGCAGGGTTCGCCTTCACATAGGCCTTCTGCAGCGCTACAGCGCCGGCAACAAGCGCGCCGATAGCCGCAGCGGCTGCCACATAGGGATTCGCTTTTACCGTAGCGTTAAAAAGGGCCTGTGCCGCGGAGGCCATAGTAATTTTTCCGGTCAGCACGCCGAGAATGGTTTCTTTTGCCGTCAGCGCCCCCGCTTCCATCAGTTCTGCCGCCGTTCCGGCCTCGAGCCAAAGCGTAAGCGTTCTTTGCGCCGCGCTGAGCGAATTAACAGACGAAACTACGGTCTTGATAATGGCAAACGACCCATATGCTGCCGCAAGGCCGCTCACTACCGCCGTCGCCGCGGGATATTCGGTCTTGATGTACTCGACCCCGCCGCGGATGCCGCCGCTGTTCATGGCCTCCGCCAGATCCGCCGCGAAGCCTCCGACCGCCTTCTGCGCACGGGTCGCTGCGGGGATCAGTTCCTTGCCGATAGCGGCGCCGATGTTCTGGATGTTCAGCTCCGTGATGCGCGAGGCGTTCGCAAAGCTCGTGCTGGCGGTGCGGGCAAAGTCGCCCTGCGCGTCCGCCGAAACGCTGAGCAGATAGTTATACCGCAGCGTCGCCTGCTCTGCCTGCGTCATGGAGGAATACGCCTTGTCGATACCCTGCGCCATGGCGTAGGCTTCCATATGGGCGACGCTCATGTTGATGCCGAGCTGCTTGAGCGGCTCGGTCTCGCCGGAAATGCCGGAGCGGATCTTGGCAAACGCCTCGTCGCTCGTGATGTTGAAAAATGAGGCGAAGTCCCCGGCAAGCCCGGTAAGATCGGTGGACATCTGCCGCACCGCGTCGCCGGAAAGTCCCATGCTCTTGAGCATGGCGCCCATGGTGCCGGTGTACTGCAGCGCCGAAAGCTCCGTAATGCCGAAGGCCGTTGACGCGCCCTTCGCCCATTTGTTGATCGTATCGGCGCCGTCGTCGAACGTGACATCGACCACGTTCTGCACTTCCTGCAGATCGGACGCGAGCTCAACAGACCGCCTGGTAATGTTGATGATCGTATCGGCGATCGCTTTACCGGAGATTGCAATACCGATCCCGGCGATGGCCTTAGTCGCCAGACTTTTGAGCTCGCTTGCGCCCTGGCTGAATCCGCTGCTGTCGATTTTGGTGTCAAAAGAAAGTGTCCCGTCGCTCATAATGCATCTCCTTCGGAACGGATAAGATCCTCGATGGATTCCCCGCGCAGCAGCCGCTCACGCACCTGCTCGGTGAGCAGCCGTTCGTCGATTCCGACGGCGTCCGGGATCGCCGCGGCGTCCTTCGCCCGCTGCGCCGCCGCTTTGTCCTCGCACTTGGAAACGTCCAGATGCCGCAGCCGGATCTTCTCCGACAGCGCGCAGCGGCAGAGAAAGCAGCCGCCGAGCAGCGCGCGGAACTGCCACCAGTGCAGCTCCGCGTCCATGAGATCGATGCCGTACAGCTGCCGGAACGAAGCATAGATCTCCGGCGCGTCAAACTCATAATCGAAGTCCCGCTCACCGGCAGGCAGCTCCGGCTCATCGCCGGCACGGACGAAATGCCCGAATGCTTCCGCCCACGCTTCCGGCGCTTCGCCGTCAAAAAACCACCGGCAAAGCAGCTCTGCCTTGTGTCCGTCCAGCACGTCAGGATCGTTCTGCAGCCGGAGGATCTTGAGGATGTTTCGGAATCCCGGCCGGATATCGTAGACGCTGCCGTTCACCTCCACGGTGTCGGGCAGCGCCTTTTTCTTCGTGCGGGACAAAGAAAAATCAATCATCGTACTTTGCGCGGATGCTCTCCGCGTAAGCCGCGCCCGCGAGCCGGGCGATCTGTGCGGTCAGCTCGCCGATGCCGGCAAGGCCGAGATCAAACCCGTCCATGCCCTTGACACCGGCGAGGATCCTCTCCACCGCGCCGGTGCCGAGCAGCCGGTCGATGTACGCGAGCATCGCCTCGTTCTTTTCCAGAACGCTGCCCGGGTCGTTCATATCCGCGCCCTCGAATCGCCGGTCAAGTTCCAGAAGATCCCGGATAATGGCGGCATCCGAACGCGAAACGTCGAAAATCTCGCCGTTGATGGAGATCTGCGGCTTTTTGAATGTCAGAGAGATCTTCTTCATCCCGCGCTCTCCTTACTCGCTCTTGGCGGTGAAGGCCTTTGTCGAGGGGTTGAACGTACCCTCCACAAAGTTGCCGACCTGGTGCAGATTGCCCGCCACCTTCACGATCTCCGTGCCGGCGCCGGTGATACCGGTGACCTCGACGCACACGCGGAATTTCCGCGCCGGATATGCGCCGGCGGCTTCGTCCTTGTAGAGATCAACGCGGATGTAGTCCGTCTCCGCGTCGCTGCCGGTCTTCTGATTGCGGGCAATGTCGTAAAGGAACGAGATTGCCGCGTCGTCCGAGATCATCTGCGTATCGAATGCAAACGAGTTCTCGTACCCGGTGATCGTGCCGGACGCGCTCTTATCGTTGATGTAGGGCGTCTTCTCCACCTTGGCGGCGGGGTTCTCGTCCAGCGTCGTGAAGCCCGTGCCCATGAGCGAGTAGGTATCGCTCGGCGTAGAGCCCGTTTTGAGATAGTCCGCGATCATGTACCGCATGACTTTTGCCATAATTCATACCTCCGTATAGTTGATAGATACTGTGATCTGATATTCCGATGTGCCGCTCTCGGCAGCGCCGGACATATATGCGCTGACGGACACGCCGACGGCGTGGCAGCTTCTCCCGCCGTCCAGCTGCGGCAGATCCCCGGAGCGGCTCTTCTGCCGCACCCAGCTTTCCAGTGATTCCATCCACGCCTGGTTGTCCACGCGGGACGCCTCGGCCTTCGAGGACTGCCGCGCGAGCAGGTAATAATACTCCGTAACGTCGCGGCTGCCGTCAACGAACGGCACAACGTCCTTCGTCGGCTGCTTATAAAGCCCGTAGCTGCCCGCCTCGCCGTCGAGCTGGTCGGTCTCGATGCGGTCTCCGGCCTCGATATCGCCGAATCCGTACAGCCAGCGGATGATGCTCTCGCTTACCGTCATTTGGCGTTCCCTCCCGTAAGTTTGGCCAGACCGCGCAGAATGGCGTCCTTCCCGCCGTTCTGCTTCATCCGCTCAAACCAGTAGTTCCCGCGCATCGGCGCGCCGGTGAAGTTCGCAGGCCGGTAATACCAGCGCCGGGCGTAGGGTGTGGCGTAGCGCACCTCACCCGAGCCGAGGCGGGTGTTGGTCGTGCCGCTTCGGTTCAGCGCGCCGCTGTCGAACGGCACCATCGGCGCGCAGCGGCGCAGCACCTCGCCGTCTACGAACTTCTGGGCGGTATCCCCCGCCATCAGCCCGCGCGCCTTCAGCAGCTCTCTTGTGGACTTCATGGTGAATTTTACCGCCATCAGACGCACACCACCTTCCAGCTGCGCAGCCGAGGCCGCAGCGTGTTGTCCGCTACGCTCTGCACGATCACGGCGCCGTGGCCGCGGATAAGATCGTCCTCGGTATACTCCTCGGAGATCTCCGCAGCGCACGCGCCGAACACCAGCACATCCCCCGGCGCGAGCGTCAGACCGCCCGGGGCCGCCGGTGCGGGGATCGTGACGGTCGTTTCCGCGGCATAGAGGATCTTGCCGGCCTCGTTGGCCAGCGCGGTGCGGACGGTCTTCTGCCGCCACTGGACGCCGCGCAGCTCGCGCCGCGTCCAGATGTCCGCCCGGCCCTCCCGCGTGCGATGGTAGGCGGTGACGGTATCCGTAAATAAAGGCCCCATCAGAACGCCCCCATCAGTCCGGTGCCGGAGAGCCAGGCAAACGCCGCAGCACGAAGATTCGCCTCCAGCAGCTCCGGCGTTGAAGCCTGGTAGCTCTCGGAGTATCCGTCGTTCGATACGCTTGTGATGCCCTGCCCCTGCGCCGTGGCCTCCGCTGCGTGCAGATAATCGACGAGCTGGCACTCGCACTCCCGCACGGCATCCGCTTTATATCCGGCAGCACCGGCGGCGCGCTGCCCGGTAAAGATATCGATCTTCCGGGCAGCGACGCGGCTCAATCGGGTAAACTCCTGCTCGGTCTGCACGGTGGTGTGGCTGCCGCTGTAATACTCCCACGTCGCGTAGCTCATGCGCCGCCTCCGCCTTCTTACACCTTGATCTCGGACGCTTTCAGCGTGATGTAGCCGACGCTCTTGACCTTGGAGGAGACAATCTCCGCGACCTCGATCACGTCGCCGGCGGCGCAGTCGGCGATCTCGGTCGTGCCGCTCGTGAGAGCCGTGCCGCCGTAGGCCGTGCCGAACACCGCGCGGGACGCGGGGTTCTTCGTGTATTTCAGCGTGCCGGACGCGCCGGTCACGGTGAGCTTCGTGCCGCCCGCGGTCGCGCCCTGCGCCGCGGTAACAGCCAGCGCGCCGGGCGAGTACACCGCGCGGATCGCCACACTGCGCAGCACCTTGTGCGCGTAGACCAGACGGCCCTGCACGGCGGAAGCGCCGATGTACCTGCCGCTGCCGGAAAGATCCTGCAGATGCACCGGCACGGCGAACTCCTTGCAGCGGGTGGCAAAGCGCGGATGACCGGCGACCATGGCAAGGTTTGCCGTGGCGTCGTTCCACTCGAACACGAGGAAGCCCGCGATCTTGCCGAGCGCGCCGGTCTGCAGCACCGCGTCGCCGAGATCGGACGCATGGGTGAATTCCGGACACTTGAGCACGAGCGCGTAGGTATCCGGCGTGACGAGCAGATAGCGCTTGCCGTCGTTGGGGATGTTCGCCTTGCTCATGGCGGTGCGGATATCAACGATCGTCTCCCAGATGTTGTCCTTGCCGAGCTGGGCAACGTTGAGTGCCGTCGCCCCGGCGATCAGCACCGTGGCGCCGTCGCTGTCCATCTGCCCGGCCAGCGAATACCCGGCGCTGTCGAGACGATCCGCCACAAGATTGTCGGGTACACCGGCAGCGTCATAGCCGTCGATGATCTCGTTGACGCCCTTGTCCTTGTCGATGGTCATCGTCTCATAGGCCGTGCCGCCGGTGCCGGCGGTGATGCCGTTGGCCTTGTCGTAGTCGGAAACGGCAACCTCCGTGTCGCGCACGGGGATCTTGACGGCGCCCGCCTTGGGGCTGCCCTCATAGTCGTTGTTGAAGATGACGCCGTCCTTGAGCACAAGCTCCTGGCGGATCTTCGCCAGCACGAGAGAAGAATAGCGTTCCTGAAGGGTGTGAGTAGTATTGGTTCCGTCTGTAGCCATAATTTGTTCCTCCTTAAAGTTTCATACCGGGATTCCGGCGAAGAAAAGCGGCCGTAACGCCGTCCGGCTCGCCGCCCGGATTGGGATTGTCGATCTTCCCGCCGACGACGCCCTTCTGGCCCGTGGGCTGCGCGGCGAAAAGATACGCCTTGGACGACTGCAGGTCTTTCAGAGCCTCTTCCGTGCCCGTCACAATGCCTTTGTCGTCCACTTTGATCTTGCTCTTGTCGAGCAGCAGCAGCGCCGTGTCGGCGTCTACAAGGCCGAGCGCCGCGCCCTTGGCGCGTACGTCCGCGGCAATGAGAAGGCCGTTGGCGCGTTCAAGCTGCTTCGTGATCTCCGCCTGGGCGGCCTCCGGGATTTTGGCCTCCTTCTCCGCCTTGGCCCTGGCGAGAATGTCGGAGATCTCCGTCTCGGAAAGCCCGTACTGTTCCGAGAAGCTCTTGGCGACGCTGCGCTCGGTCCGCTGCTGGCGGGTCTCCAGCGCGGTGAGGAGCGCCGCTGCGATATCCTCCGCTTTCGGCGCAGCCGCCGGCGCGGGAGTGGGCGCGTTGTTCGGCGCCGGAGTCGGTACCGGCGCGGGAATGGGTTCTGCCATACTGTTTATCCTCCGTTTTCAGCCCGTCGGCTTGTATTCCGTTTACCGCCCGTCGGCGCAAATAAAAAGACGGCACGTCTCCGTGTCGTCTCCGATTTGTGAAATTGGGTACGAAAAAACCACCGATCCGAAGATGGGTGGTTTAGTCGTACAGCGAATCAGCCCGCTTCTGTGATGACAAAGCGGTTATACTCTCGGATTGTCAAATCCAGCGGCTCAATTCCTTTTTCTTTGCAGTACTTCAGAAGCTCCCGGTATTTAACGTGCTGCTTAGGATTGGGCATGAAAGCAACATACCCACCGGCACGCTCGGCAGCCTCATCAAGCTCCCGCATTTCCTGCCACTTGCGTTCGTCCACTGTCAACCCTCCTCGAAATTATAGATTTTCAGCAATTTCATGGCGTTTTCTTCGTCAATCAGCATTCTGTACGGGTGAACACCGCCTTTATTTATGCGCCGCGAAGTCCGCCTTTTTGAGGCAGAGCACCTCGTAACGATTACCAGTATACTTTCGGATGCCAAGACGATCAAGGGCTGCCGCTGCAAGGTCCTTCACAAGGAACGTATTCCAGAAACTCGTCTCGTCTTCTGCAGCTTTCATCAATCCGCTTTCTATCTTGGGGTTCTTTTCGCCGCGTTCAACGATTTCCATGATTGCCGAAGCTCGGACAAGAATGTTTTCATGGTTCAGCAAAGATACCAGCTCATCCGTTCGCATTTGCTGGATTCGCTCCGTCAAATAGCCGTCGTTTTTCACGTCTTTTCCCCCTTAATCATGGCAATTTCTTCATCTCTCAGACGAATAAGCTCTTCGACAATATCGTCGCGTCCAAGCTGTTTTGCCAAATCGATCTCGACCGCGTACGCACGATACTCCATCCGTATACGTCTTCTCGTATCAACGATTCCTCGGAAACCGGCAAATCCGTCCTTGGCATCGTCAAGCATATGGCGTTCCTCGTGCAGCCACGCTCCATAACTGTTTTCTTCGCTGATAAACAGCTGACCAGGCATACCGCTCATGAGTCCCGGTGCATACGCCATAGCATTCGGGCGGGATTTGACCGAAACGCCGAGTTGCTCCGCTTCCTGCCGAATCCGCAGCACCTCATCCGGGTGCGACTTTGAAATCGGGCCCAAAACGTCATAAAGAGGATCACCGCCGCTTCGGTAACGGTCGTTTATGGAAATCAGCCTTTTGATTTCTTCTCTGACGGCTGCACGTCCTTTTGCCGCCGCACTCCTATCATACCCGAAAACCTGTGTCCTTTCAAGTCTCGGGCGCATATTTACCTGCGCGGAAAAGCGCTTGTACGCCGCCGTTTTCTCGTCGAGCCGGATCTTTGCCGCCGCCAGAGCGCCCTTGTCCCCCATCGCGTCCTGCGCGAGCGCGTCGCGCTTCATCGCCCGGATGCTGCGCTCCATCGCCCGCTGCCGCTGCGTCGCCTGGTAGTAGGTGTACGTCTTCCCGTCCGCCTCGAACGGCCCCGGCTCCGGCGGATACTCGACCGGCTCGGAGATCCCCGGCCAGTACGGATAATGCGTGTGACGGCAGTTGTAGGAGTAGATGTGATCGGGGTTCGACGGCTCGCCGTACCCGCACACGCTGCGAAACTCGGCAAGGGAATACACTTTCCCCTGCCATACGGCATGACTGTCACGCGCGCCCCAGTGCGCCGACACCTGCACATACGCCACGCCGCTCTCTTCGATGTTCGCCTGCATGATCTCGCCGGAAAGCTGCGCCGAGGCCGTGAGCACGGCGTTCCGCACCGCGGTGTCGATCTGCCGCGTGACGCCGTTTTTATAATCGATATGCCGCAGGCCGCTCTGCGTCAGCAGCCGCACGGCGTTGGCGCACGCCTGCTGATAGGATACCGTCCCGCTCACGGCCTGCGTCAGAGCGCTGTTCAGCACCGCAGTAAACGCCCGCCGTGCCGGCACGCTGCCGGCCGGAAAGGAAAAACCCATCGTCCGCGTGAGATTCAGTATATCGCCCGTCGC